CCCGCTTAACTGCTTCAATCATGTTTTCAATCTTGCTTAAAACTTGCTCGTGGCGTAAGTCGTTTCGGTGGTCGTTGTTAAAGCTAGCCTGCATGGATTCAACAAGTTTTTCCACTTGTTTAGTCAGCCTATCCATATCGACGCTCAAAACTTTTAATTCAATGTTGGTTGTTTCCACCGTTAGCTCCCATAGTTCGGCAACTGTGCCAAAAAGGCATCAACACTTGTAACAGGCTCTTTTAGTAGCTCGTAAGCCTTAATCCAAACTGCATCTTGCCATGCGAGTAACCCGTCTGCTTCTGCCTTCCATGTGCCACTATTCAAAAACTGTGATACTTCAGCAAAGTTACGGTAGTCGTATTGCTGGGCTGTTTGATCAAGTAAAATATAAACAGCCGCCTTAGCTTGTTCTGCTAATTGCTCTGGTGTTGGTGCGTCTGGTGGAAGTGGGGTATTACCCTCTGCAATCCAATTTAGGATGGCTTCTCTTTCGCTATTGCCTGGTGCATCGGGAACTGACATATTTCCGTTTAGCAACCAACCGTTTTGTTGGATTTTAACTGATGTAATTTCAATTGTATTTAACATTGTTTAATCCTCTTTTAGAGTTCTGCTGAGGCAGTCCAAGTATATGATGCGCATTGGCCATCTGATGCTTGAGATGTTGGATTTACATACATACAATCAGTAAATATACCATTTGGTGAAACGGCCGATATAGAGCCTGAAGTTTGTGTTGTAACAACTGTAGGAATCACCCTTTTTAGAGATTTAAATGCAGTAATACTTACAGCTCCTTGGTAATTGCCAGAGCCTGTACCACATAACACAACTCCATTTCCAGTTTCATAATACCTAGCACAAGCTTCAGCCTCTCCACCAAATTCACCGTCATAAGGATGCCAACCATTAGTAGCAACTGAACCGTCTTCAATCTTTACTTGCGCAATGTCGAATGTACCCGATTGGCTGCCTAAGCTAGCAGAACGAGCAGCAAAATTACTACCAGCATCAAACCAAAAGACGACGAAAGCCGATGTAGTCTGTACCCCGTCTGTTCCAAGTGTTTTACCAACAATAGATGGAAGAGTTATGGTAATTGTTTTCTTTTGCCAAGATGTAGTTAACGCAACTAATTGTGAACCAATACCAGTAACGCCAGAACTTGGACTTCCGCCAGATCCAAACCATTGATTAAACTCGATAGCAATATTTCTATTGGCATCAGCTCTTGCCCAAAACGATAAAGTTACAGTTTTTCCAGCCAACAGGGTAATATTTTCTAGAGATTGGCTCTTTAGACACGCATTACTTGCACTAGCTGAGCTATTAACAACTGTTCTACTAAAATACGCTGCATTAAATAATGCTCGTTCAGTATCACCACAAACTTGTTGTGATACTGTTTTTGTTGAACCCGAGGAGTAGTTATCGTAATTACTCCATCTATTATCGGAACCATATCCTGATTTAGTCTGGCTTGTAGCATAATCCCACTTATCAAAGTTACCATTGATTAGGTAGTTTCTTCTGCCGCCTTTTTCTCCTACAACAAAAGCAGTCGTAGCCAATTGAGTAGTGCTTTTACCAGCTGCCGCTGTAGGCGCGGTAGGTGTTCCAGTTAATGCTGGTGATGCTAGAGGTGCTTTTGTCGCTAGAGCATTGGTTATCGTCGTGGCAAAATTCGGGTCATCGCCAAGTGCTGTTGCAAGCTCGTTAAGCGTGTCTAATGCAGCTGGCGCAGACGCCACTAGTGCAGCGATTCGGGTCTCAAGTTCCGCTGCGGTGGTGTACTGCGGGTGCGGGTCTGCTGCGCTGATGTGATTTGATAACCCTGTATTGGCAGCATCAGCTTGTTGTTTTAAGTAAACAGTGCGGTTAGCGAGCTGCTTGCCTTGTAAGTTATCGATGCCGTTTAATCCGCCTTGAACTGGGTCGGTCGTTTCAAGCTGGTATATACCCGCTTCCCACGTAGCGGTTTCTGGTAAAGTTGCCATTTTTTAATAAGCTCCTGTTAAAATTTGTGCGACTGCACCGCGCGTGTTATTGCCATCATGGAAAATCGCGCCGTTATGTCTGTTTGCAGCCTGTTGGTAATTAATCATTGCCAGCTGGCAACGCGCGGGGGCTGTTAGTTTTAATGCAGTAAACAGCGTTTGAGCACGATCTATCGTAATGGGGCTATTTAACGTAATCCGCCATTGCGCCCAGCTGATCGCGGTTTGACCGTGGCTATTTAAGCCGTTTCGCGTAACAACGCCATTTCGGGTAAAATTATTAAAGTCTTCTTCAATCAGCGCGTCGCCTTGATTGAAAATTCCTAGCATGTTTCTAATGCTTTGCGGTGTGCCTTTTAGCTGGTGATAGCTAACAGCTGATTTAATTGCGTTGCGTTTCTGTTCGTCGGTTTCACATAATTGCCAAATAGGCTCGCTGTAGATACCGAAGTTTTGCGCAAGATAAGGTAAGTAAGCGGATGGGCAAATATCAATAAGCGTCGGCATTAAATTAACGACATTGACTTGCGTTTGTTGCTCAAACCAATTAACAAATGCGTTATATGTAGGGTTGCTGCTAACCGCTAAAGGTAGGTTATTCATAACGCGCCCACCGTGATTGTGCTTACATTGGGATAGGCTGACTGTGCAACAGTAAGATAGGTTGGGCTAGTGAGTTCAACACGGCTAACCATACCTGTATTGTGGCAAGCATCAATGATCTGGCTTGGGATAATACTTTGTCCCAACTTGCGCCAGTTGGCGTTAAGCGCGGTAATTGCAGACACACAAGCGGCTTGCGCATCGCTAAACAATATACCGACTTGTGGGGTGATATTAGCCGATACGCTATAAGTAACCGCGCTTGCTTTTTGTACAAAAACGGTATCGCACAAGCTGCGCACTGAATCGCTTGTTAACGTTGCAGTTGCCAATAATAAGTCGTCGGCAGATGTGGAATCTGTTGCGCTTAAAATAGTTACTTGTACCGTACCTGGTACTGTCATAACAGCAGTCGCGTCGATAATATCACCGCTGCTTGCGAGCGCGTGATACTTGTAATAATCCGCTGTCCCGCCTGCTGATAATGCCTTTAGGCTTAACGGTATACGTGCCCTGTAAGCATCATCACTTTCACCATCTAAGCGGTTGCAATTGACCAAACTGCCAAGGTTATCAAGAGATACGTTTTGCGCGTACGCTAAAAAATTCTGATTTAAGGCGTAATTTGTTTGAATGTTTGCAAGCAGCAAGGCGTATAACGCTGCGTTTACCGTCAATTGTTCGGTGCTTGCGGGAGTGATAGTTACCCCTTGCGCTGTTAGATAATCTGTTGCTTGTTGCAGCAAAACAGTAGAACTCTCGGTTACAGCTTGCGGCATGATCATAACAGTTTCCAGCTTATGGTTACAATTAGGCTGCTGCTATCGGTGCTCGCTACCTCTGTTTTCAGGAGGCTAACACGCTTTTCCCACTTACTGATCGCGTCGGCAATCGCTGAAATTACGCATAATTTTGCTTTTGGTAGCGGCTTATCGATACAGTCGATAACACGCGAGCCGAAATCAGGGCGAAGGCGGTCTTGACCCTGTATCGTCGTGAGAATATTGGCAATATTTTGAGCGACACTCAATACCAGCTCACTACCTGTTAAGGGTTTACTGGTGATGCCATTATTAGCAAGGATGAAGGTTTGGGTAATAGTGCTGCTCATGCTGTTAGTATCGCGTGAGCAAGGGGGCGGTGTATTTTAACCGATGTTAAAAAATGCTAATGCGGCGTACTGGTACTACCGCCTCGACTATCGGTATGCGTATGTCCTTCGAACGATAGTCCGCCACTACCACTAATGCCACCAACTGCACTGATTGCGCCTGACACGCTTGCATTACCACCAACGCTTGCGCTGCCGCTTGCGCTAAGGTTTCCGTTAATGCTCACATTGCCATTAACGGTGATATTTCCGTTATGGGTACTTGTTGCGGTGATATTAATGCTACTGGCTGTTACGTTAATCGTGCCGCTGGTTAATACGGTCATGGTATGGGTTTTGCGGTTATAAGCAATGTAAGCGCCATCGCTAAACTTTGTTATAGTTGTATCGCCGTCTGTGGTGGGCACTGTGTCCACATCGCTATAAAGCGCGCCGATAACAAACCCACGGTTTAGGTCCAGCTCTAACAAGATAACAACCTGATCGCCAATATCTGGTAAAGCAGCATGTTTGTCTAGTGCTGCTTTAGCAGCTAAAACGCTACACCAAGGGCTAATCATGCCGTCATATTCTGGCAGAGTGGCGCGAATGCGATAAGTGGCTGGGTCTCGTTCTTTAACAATACCGATAACGCTGTTAATCATAATAGCCACCCTTCCACGGCTGTGACATAGCCGCTGCTTTTATCAATCGTGTGGTTTACTGTTTGCACTAAACACAATCTGGCATTTTTACCCATGCCAACTAACGTAATGACGCGCCCTGCGGCAATAACAGGAATGCCAAAACAACGAAAGCTAATGCGCTTGCGGTCTCTGTTTGAACGGAATAAATCGGCATTGGTTGCTGCTGTGTGGGTTTGACGGGCAATTTCGCGTTTAACGTTTTTTGTGGTTTGTGCGGCTTTTGTTGTGCCTGTCTGAATAACACTACCTTTTTCATCGACTGCATAGACAATCAGCGACTTGGTGTTTGTATCGTGCTTTCTACGTTCGACTTTTTTAACCGTTTCTACTAAATCAATATCAACATCCCAGCTAATTAATACGTCTTCAGGTATTGTGTAAAAGGGTTTCTGCGCCATTAAATCTGACATCGGTACACATGTGATTGTATTGTTATTCAGTTTTAAATTAAGGTCTGTATCGTCGCACAAGCGAATCAAAAAGTTCAAATCAGTTTCGTTATTTTGAGCTGTGTAGTCTAAGGGAATATCAGTAAAGCGCAAGTCGGTTGATAGGTCATTGCGGTTAGCAACGGCTTTGATGATACTTTGTAAGCTTTGATTGTCCCAGCTTTGACTGTTACGGGTGCGCAATTGTTTTTGATTTGGTGCCGCATTGCCCGATAAGGTCACGACACTAGGCGAGCCTGTATATTTAATGCGGTCAATTTCAAAGGTGTTATTAATATCGACTAATGAACCCTCGTAACCGAAGGAAATATCTAAGGTTGCCCCTGTATCTGGCAAGTTATCGCGCCAAAATCCGCTAACATCCTCAAAGGTGATACTCACCGTATCGCTTCTATCGCTAATATTGTCCTGATAGTCAAAGCTTATTAGGCTATCGGTTAAATCGCGCCCAGTGCTTTTGCCGTTATAGTTGATGTTAAGCGCTGGTATGAGACTTATGTTAGCCATGCTGGTTTTGCCTGTGTGTAAGCGTCCGACCGCACCATATTTAATTCTGGGCTAAATTTTGCCATCATGGGCACACCTAAATAAAGGAGTGCATTCATGATAACAACAACCGATAAAGCCGACTTTTGG